TCTTCGCCAACAACTTGCTGAAATAGTTTAGACAATACTTCTTGTGCAACGTCTTGTCCAAGTGGCTTCTCCTTTTTAACTCTATTAAATAAATCTAAATAGGCTTGTTTCTGTGCAGTAGTCATTGATGGATTGCTTGATATAAACAAGGCTTCAATCTCGTCAGGTGTTACTGTTCTCTCATATGTTAGCATTGCTTTGTCAATAGATTGTTTTATTTTTCTTACATCTTTACTAAACAATCTGTCAGGACACTTAGCACCTCTATGTTCATCATAGAATGTTTTGTCCATTAAACTTCTAATTAACGATAGTTCCATGTTGGTTCTCCTTTGGGGTTAGGGTATATAAGTTATTTAAATCTTCCTCATTCCTATATTTTAAATCATCTTTTAATCTTAAAACTTTTACGTCAGGCACATGACCTCTTAATTCTTTTGCAAAGGCTAGTGTTTTGGGCATTGCATCAGGGTCTAGTGCTATAATCACAGTCGAGAATTGCGATAGATACTGCCTGTGTGATTCGCTTAATGATGTTCCCAACACAGCTACCCCTACAAAAACATCACTACCTACAACAGTAGCACTAATGCAATCCTCAACTACGATTGCTACACTACCACAACCAAAATGAAAAGGCAAGTTATTTTTTCCATATCTTTTCCACTTAGGAAGTCTGTGTGTAACTGCTTTGCCTATGGCATCAACAATCACACCATTCTCCTTGATAGGAAACACCACCCTCTTATCTTTTATATCGTAGTGTAGATTCAATTTATCACAGTCTAGTTCCCAAAGCTCACAGAAATCCATAACCTCTCGTCTATAACCATGATGCACCACAAACTCAGGCATAATAAATTTATCATCTAGTTGTTTAACTAACTCTAATGATGATTTAATATCATCTACAGATAAGTGTATTCTTTTTGACCCTGACAATCTACAGGATGCTTTGTAACAGTTCCACAAAAGATTGCCCATATTATTTGTAACACTAAAAGTTTTATAGCCATTACATTGTGGGCAGTTTAATCTTTTACTTTCTCCTACACTTAAATGTAAATCATTTATATATGTATATATACTCATATATGTATCACTTCCCTGTGGCACTTAATATGCTTATACCATAGTTTTTTCGAGTTGTCAATGCATTTTTTGCAGAGTCAAGTGTATTTTTCATGTAAGGCTTTACTGACTGTGGGTTTGCATGACCTGTAACTGACATGATTTGACCCATTGAAACTCCTGCTTCAACCATCTCAGTAGTACCTGTTCGTCTTAAATCAGCAATTCGTAGCTCATTAGGCAGTCCACAGAGCTTGATTGCCTGTCTAGCCACTATGGATAGCCTGTGAATAGTATAGGGGTTGTATGAGCTTCTAATCGCCTTTGGCACAGGTGCAACATATTCTTGAAAATCATAATCTCTTTTTTGCTCTTGCAACATTTCAAATAAATCTTCACTAATTGGAAGACTAACACTTGCACCTCGTTTAGATTGCTCAAGATTCAACACACC